ACATGGCAACGTCTTCTACAATGGGTTCAACCCTTTCTATCATCGGCTAGACTCTGCGACACTCCATTTGAGTTTACACTCTGCTTTCTTCAGCCAACTCAGCTTGTAAACAAACCCATGCTTGAACCACTGGCTGGACTCCGTATTTTCTTTCGTGGACTTCGTGTAAAGTGCGATGGTCTTTATTTACGCGGAGTTCCATCGAATGTTCACTCACTCAAGAAACTCGATACGGTACGTAAACAGTTTCTTCATACAACTGAGGACTGTGATGTTCAGTTTCTACAATGGACTCGCGAACCTAGTGTAGAAACGCTTAATCTACTACAAACAACACTTCATTCATGGGATGAGGCTTTTTTTGGTGAAATTGCGCCGTATGAATGGACTGTAGATAAAGAAATATTCTGGATTCCTGAGAAAATCGCACATCGCGCGCTTACGGCAGGACCCGATCACGAAAAAGAAAATAATATCCAGACAATCCGTTCGCGTTGTGAACAAGGTCTTTCAAGTGAAATCGATATTTGGTTTCATAATGGAGAGTTTTGGATTGGTCATGATGCGCCTCGAGAAACGGTTACACTTGAGTTTTTAACATCAGAGTTTCTTTGGATTCATGCGAAACATGGTGAAGCTTTTTATAAACTTCAGCAGATTTCAAATGAAAGGGGGCTTGGCCTCCGAATCTTTTACCATACGCAAGAACAGTATGCCTTAACAACAACTGGAGATACAATCATTCTTCCAGGTGTAGCTGATGTATCTGGTTTTTGTTATATGATGCCTGAAATGGATACAGTAGTTCCTACGGTTGCGGCAAAAATCTGTTCTGATTTTTCATAAATTTAAAATCTTAGTCCGAAATATACAATGGCGAATATTCCGACAACATCTCATGCGGTGTATAATGCCCAAGCGCGCAGAGAGTATATTACAACATCAGCATTCAACACTGATTTCTATACTTATACAACAAGCATGAACCCCCCTACATATGAGATACGTGGTACTCTGGCGGCAAATGTAACGGGTGCAACCGCCACAAACTGTCCTGCAAATCGTATTCTTCGTGAAAATGGCAAGAAGCTATATCCGGATGCAAATCCGCAGATCAGTACCTACATGGTAGGTGTCTATGATGCGAGCTCTGGTCTTTCTGGCTACATTGACCCGAACTCCCCGAAGTTTGCTGTCTATAACTCCGATAAGCCGGTCTATCTATCAGATGGTGTGAACCCGAACGGCGGCCTTACGGATCAGGGACAGCCTGTATACACACGTGGCACCATAACTGCGGGCGGCGATATTACATCAACAGCGGGTAATATTACAGCAACAACAGGTAGTCTTTCAGTGGGTGGAAGCGCAACTGTTGGAGCAAATATTATAGTTGGCACAGATGCCTGGGTTAAAGGCAATTTTTTTCTATATCGTAGTCTAACTGCGTTAGGTACAGGTGCTGCAACATTAACAAGTTCACAAATATCTGGTATTCTCACACAAGCTGCTGCCGGCGCCCAAGCACTCACCTTACCTTCTACAGCAAATATCTATATATTTTTAGCATCTACCGTTGGAACTACATGCGAGTTTGTATATATAAATACAGCTGCTCAGAATGTTACCCTTACAGCGGCTGATGTAAATACTACAATCGTTGGAAGTGCTGTGATAAATAATACTTTTTCTCGTTTTATAGTACGTGTAGCAGCTGCTACGCCAACAGTTGTTGTATACAGAGTAGCATAAATATCCTTATTCAAAACACCTCATCCAAGCCCTTCCAAAGGTCTATGATGAGTTTAATACCAAAACTATATTTAGTTCTATCAAGAAGATGAACATCCCGCCGCAAGTGTGGGGACCTTTTTTCTGGCATACAATCCATATTATCGCATTAGGGTATCCGAGTCAGCCGACCTATACACATAAAAAAGCCGCAAAGGAGTTTTTCGAGGGCCTGTCGATTCTTATTCCCTGTCCGATTTGCCGTGAACACTATGCGGAGCATCTAAAACTGTTCCCAATCATGCCCCATCTTGATTCACGAAATGATCTGTTCAAATGGACAGTTGTTCTTCATAATGCAGTTAACAAAACTCTGAATAAACCCGAGTTTTCCGAACAGGACGTTATCAAATATTACAAGCGCCTGGGTGCTCGTGCGAGTACACCGGTTATTAATCACACACATTTTGAAGAGATTGATTACCGTTCCCTTACACAAGGCGTTGGAATCGGTGTCGCAGGATGTGCCGTTGTCGCAGGTGTGCTTTTTCTTCTTAATAAGTAAATAGATGAAGGAGATTAGATATCCTCCTGAACTGTATGAGGGACTTCAAATGCCTTCCGGGAAAACAAGACCCGCAAAGAAGTCTGTAAAGGAGATTCATGTAAAAGTCGTCATGACCAATGATGAAATCGAAGCGCGCGAAGGCACCTATTTTACTGAAAAAGAGGTAAATCAAATTATTTCAGAAGATGTTGATGTGTATCATATGGATCCTAAAACGGGCAAACAACGTCTCCTTGCAAAGTTTCGCAAAAATGTCTTTACGCCCGAAGAGATTAAAATCGGCTGGGAGGGATTTTATCAAACGGCAGCCGCCAGCCGAAACCGCGGCGCGGCTGCGGGGCCGATTGATACAAAATCGGTTTACTGGAAGAAACGAAATCCAACTGAAATCACCAAATGGTCAGCGAAATATATTCAAGATGGAAAAGTGAGCAAGATGCGTGTAAATAACAATGTGATGAGTAGCGTGCTCGGATATTTTGAAAAAACGCCTTTTATGGGACTTCCGTGTCGCCTCACAAGCTATACACAGCGTTTTTTCCGCCAATATAAGCACGGTATTCCATTTATCGAAGCTATTAGTGATAAGTTCAAGGATCTTGTTCCCGATGCGTATGCGAAACAGCATGCTCTTGTTTCCAAGAAACCAATGTATCGCATTGCGAATACGGCATTTTCATCCGTGACCCTCAATCGTAACTTTCGCACCGCACTTCACTGCGATGCCGGCGATTATCGCGAAGGATTTGGAAATCTATCAGTGATTGAGCGCGGTGAATATACAGGCGGCTATACCTTATTTCCACGATATGGCATTGGATTTGATGTGCGCACGGGTGATTTCTTAGCCATGGATGTTCATGAATGGCATTGTAATACTGAGATGAAAGAAAGTCCCGCACAGGCGAAACGAAACAAGGCTCTACCCGATATCTACAAGGATGATCCCACCACAGGCACGGTTGGAATGAATAAACCGTATACACGTATCTCATTTGTCTGTTATTTCCGCGAAAAGTTAACACATTGTATTGAATCACAAACTCGGAAATATCACAAGAAGATTAAGTTTGATCCCGAGAATGGAAAGGCATCTAAGTTTTCTGGGAAAACAAGAAAACATACTCATTAGAAGAGATGGGAGATTATGCGCAAGCCATTCGCAATGCTCTTGGAAAAACACAAAGTTATATGCCTACTATGCCCAGTATTTCCTTTACGGATCCCTATACAGGCACACTAGGTGAGGGTGGGTTTATTTCAACGGTTACTCCCTATATTATTTGGGGACTCCTTATAACATTTGTTATTTTATTGGTTCTAGTGATTGTACACTATACCATACGTCCAATCTTTAACTTTGGAAACAATCCAAATGCTCTTATTGATATACCCGCAGCCGATTGGGACTATTCCTGGCAAAATACAGATCAAACAGTAAAGTTTACTGATACAGTAGCATCAAAGACACTTCCTAAATCAAACTATACCATTGTATTTGATACAATCATCGATAATCCAGCTCCTTCTACATCTACAAGCACGATGTATGTACTTATTTATAAAACAAGTGGAACAACCAAACTAACTGATTTTGCATATTTAACAGATGGAACAGGTGTACCTGCTGATCCTTCGCTAGTTGTTGTGTACGATGCGCTTCAATCGGCGATTACTGCCTACCTAGTCGTGGGTACAAACTCATGGGTTACATGTACAGCACAGGCTGTACCCGCAACAGCCTATCGCGTCGCCGTTGTAGTAAGCGATTCTGTGATTGAACTCTATCTAAATGGAAAATGGACTCAAAGTACAACCTTCGCTGGAAAGACTCCCGCAGGCGGAATAACGGATTCAGTCTTTAGTACTCCAGCTATATATGCTCAAAATGTTGCGGTGAGAAATCTGGCCACAACAGGTCGTGTCGTGTCTTCCGGTGAAATCCGCATGGCGGGAACACCGGCAATAGGATCAAGTAGTTTTAGCGGATCATCTAATGCTTCGAGTTCACCCAGTTGTCCTACGTAAATACAGATCTATACTCTCTATACACCCTTAAATTATTTAAGAGTGCTACGATAGTAGAACGATGTTTGGCTGGTTTCTCGCAGTCTTAGTCGTGGTTTTGGTATTTTCAATCCTTGTCTTTATCTTACCACTGTATGTGAAACCTATAACCGCAGATAGTGTCGGCCCTTGGAATCTAAATGCGCCACAACTCACCGATGATAGTAATACAAAGTCAACAATCGCAAGTACATTTTTACGAAATCAGAAATCAACGCTACGTGTCTTTTATTATGTGAAATCTATTCCTCGTACAGGAGCTGTACTTGATTCCTCGGCACCTGGATTCAATACTTCAACAAATACATTTGATATCTGTGATAATGCGAGCGGTACATGTATTCATCCTGGATTTACGACTCTACTCAAGTTTGGATCATCCCTGTATATAGAACTACTTCAAGCACCTGATGCATCTCGCCCTGGTCTTCCTAAAACACAACTCTGTATAACAACACGAACTCCTACTGGAACAACGTATCTTGAAACATTTGCACTTCCTCCATTTCCACTTCAAAAGTGGGTTATGCTTACGATTTCTAGACAAGGATCTCATTTTGAAGTCTATTATAATGGTCGCCTCGCAGGTTCAATCAAAACAACAAATGTACCTTACCTTAGTGCAACAGATGTATCGCTTGCGGATCCAAATGTAACCGGTCAAGCATCTCACCTTCGCGCTCTAAATGCCTCATCAACTGCGCAAGAAGTTTCAAGTGATTTTACAGGAAATACGGATACACGTGGTGAACCCGTTCAGCCTATTTTTTCACAGATAAACTTCACGCTCTGTCCTTCCGGTGAATGTTTTAGTGGGCCAAAGGTTCGCCCAAGTAATCCACTTGTCGTTTGGACCTCGAACTATAGTTAAAAATCTAAAAATCACTCTCAAACAGAATGAACGCCGCTCCGCCGACCTCTCAAATGGGTACAATGGGAAGACTTGTGGGCGCCGCTGTTATTATTGTAGTCGCCGCGGTTCTTTTATATTACATGTATGATTACATGTTTAATGTAACGCAGGTTTCAAAGAAGGCGCAGATTGTTGGCGGACCGATCAAGTCAACCAGCACCATGATTACGTATCCTGGAGCATCTCAATCAGATATTGATCTAGGTCAATTTATTTTTACAGGGGGTGAACTTGCGGTGAGTTTCTGGATCTATGTCACTGGACCCGGCACAGACCCTACAAAGAAACACCATATCCTCTCTCTTGGACGTAGTGATACAGATGATGCGAGTACCCTCATTGTTGCACTTGGAGGAAATCAAAATGTACTGTATGTTCACGTAAAGGATACAGATACATTTGATTATTCATCCTTTATGGGAACTTCAGGTGGTAATGAAACAAAGGCCTGTAACTTACAGAATATTGAGTTCGGTCGTTGGGTTAATGTAAGCATTGTACTCAATAATAATCTCTGCGATGTATACCTTGATGGTAAGTTATCCCGCTCATGCGTATTAAAGTCCCAATGGCAGGCTGGCTATTCAAACACAGCAAAGCCCTCCTTTTATGTACTGAAGCAATCATTCACATCCCCCTCAATGAATACAGATTGGGCTGGTAGTTTCGCGAACTTAGTTTACTACAACTATGCGATTTCCCCGGATGAAATCTACCGTATCTACATGGCAGGTCCTTCCGGCGGCGGTGGTGACTTATGGTCAAAGATCAAGGCCTTCTTTAGTCAGGGAACAACAACCGCCGCAGTAACTTCATAAATAGAGATATTTTAATGGCTAAAACTAAATCCTTTTAAGATTTAGATTTAGATGTCGACGTTCAACGCAGGAACAAACACAGGCAGTTCTAGTTTTCTTTTGGGGTCAGGGGTTGGACCACAGATACTCCTGGCCATTGTATCCGGTTTAGTCCTCTTTATCATCTTCTACAGTATTGAAAGTCTTGTACAGACATTTAATCGCTATAAGACCGCAAAGACTCTGCTTGTTCCTAATACAATCATGAGCAATCGTGCTATTGTTGTGCGTCAAGATCCTTCCGATCCGAATGCGAAAATGATACTCCCGTCTGATAATGAACGTACAGGTGTAGAGTTTACGTATACTTTCTTTCTGTTTATTGACCCGGCTACATTTAATAACGCAGATACAGATACAATCCTGAAAACTGTATTCTATAAAGGATACTCTAAACCCTTCCCTCTGATTGGCCCTGGTGTGTTTGTTATGACGAAGGAAAACACAATGCGCATCTCAATGAACTCCTACAAGACATGGTTTAACTATGTTGATATAAAGAATGTACCTATACAAAAATGGTTCCATATTGCGATTCTCTTC